CTCCGCATGCAGATTTCCCATGAGTCCGGCCGCACCAGCCTTGCTCAATCCTTTTGCAATGAGATAGTTCCAGATGCGCTCCTCATCGCTGCTTCCTTTAAGACTCATCGCAGTCACCTCATTCCTCGGATTCCTCAACTTCAACATCCGTATCAATAATGAAACCGGCGTTCTCTTCGATCTTCATCTGTTTGACGGCCGCCTCGATCAGTACATCCACCTGCTCATCCGACAAAGCAATGTTCTTTGCCATCAGGATTTCTTTCAGAAATTCCGTCACATATGCCTTTCTGTCCTGCCCGTCCTTTTCCCAAAGGACCTGCTGCGCTTTCAGCACTGCATATCTGGCCCACTTCTCAGCCACAGCCAGCTTGTCCGCGCCAATTTTTTCTTTCAGCCACGGTACCAGGTACCTTGTGACAAAAAGTACCACAATCACCACAATAAACTTCAACACCTCAAAAGCAATCTCACTCATCGTTCATATCCTCGCTTTCTTTTGATTCTGCTGATCTCTCAGCCTCTTTTTCTTCCTGTTCCCACTTATGTTCCTGACGGCGATCCTTGTTTGTCCGAATCCACCCGCAAATTCCACACTCGCCGATTGTGGCCGCGATTACCGCACAGGCGTATGACTCCGGTATCATTCCCTGCTCCCGGAAGATACAGAGCATCTGCCAGTTAAACCAAACAAAAAAGGCACCGACCAGAATCAATATCAGATTCAGCGTGCCTATTCTACCTATAACTTCCTTTAATTTTCTCAGCGGGCGGAGCCTTTTTCTTTTCTTCATGCGTCGTCCCTCCTTACACCATAAATGAATTTTCCCGCCTGCACCTCTCGTATGTGCGCCTGGTATTTTCGATAGCCAGTACCGCCTTGCTGTTTTTATAATTCGGATGGGTACTGCAGTATCTCTCGTATTCGTCAATATCGCACAGAATTTGATTGAAATGTTCCTCTGTATGCTTTACATGATGCCGGATTTCATCGTCGAACCTAAGTATGCGGTATCTGGCATCTGTAGCCTCACTCTCATTCAGCTTATCCATGATTTCAACATTCATTGCCCTGCCAATTCCTCTTGCAATCCGCGACCAAGGATTGATTTTAATTGGTGCAAGCTGAATGATTGTCAGCAGAATAAGCAGGATTCCCCCTCCGCCTGCAATGATTTCATTCAGACTCATACTTTCTTTCCTCCTTTACAATTACAATCCAATCACAAGATATATATTCCCCGGCACTGCTTCTGCGTACCCGCCTACGCCAGTGGCACTATCTGATGCATTAGCCCTTCTCCTACTCACCGATAGCAATCCATTTGAAGAATTATAACTAATCTGTACGGTTGTTGAGCTACATGTACTGTGCCCGGACGTGGTGCTCCACCCGCCACTGCTGCTACCTACGTTCATCCCACCCTGTGCTATGCACTCTACGATAAAATTATTTCTGGTGAGATTATTGTAATCACGGTATATGGATGATATACTGTAAGTTCCCTCCCCGCTACCTACCTTGACTGCATAATACTTTCCTGTACCCTCTCCCACAGAACCGCATCTATAATATGCCATATTACATCACCCTCACTTTCACTCCAATCGCCACCGTCTGTGCATCAAACGTAAGCGTCAGCGTATTACCGCTCTGCGTCGCTGCACTCGGCATCACATCTGCTTTATTTGTGTAGATATCAATCATGCAATCGTCCGTGATCGCAGCATTTGTAAATGTCAGCGTCGTCGCGCCAGTGGCAAGAGTACCGGACAAAATTAACGGTTCCAATTCAGATAGATCAACTTTTTGAGTCTCCAGCGGCTGTATAATGTTTCCGTCCCACCAATAGTCCGGCACGTCAAGCGCTCTGATATACAGGTTATCACCAAGATTTAGGTCTGCCGTGTTTTCCGGTTCAGAAACCCATGCCGTCAGATCATCGTAAGTATCAAATACATACCCCGTGCATCGCCCTTTGGCAATGATAACGGCATCCGCAATGTCTGCCCGGTTTGCCATCGTGTTTTGCAAGAGCTGCTTGACCGATGCATTGATATTGTCCGCGTGTGCCGGATCAGTAGGCTCTACAACTTTGATGACAGCCTTAAATTCCGGATTACTGCTTGTATAATCTTTCATGCTGCCTCCTTTCTCCGATCAGAAAATATCATCAACGGTATATGTCTGCTCCACATCACTATCTTTGCCCTTCCGCATAAACGTCTTGATACAGACAATATCCCCATCTTCGTCGTACAAGCCCATCTCGCTGATCTCCTCGCCTGCAAGCTCATTCTCCGCAAGGGTGCATTCATATCTGCAGACTGCCTCACCCTCATCCGGAAAGCTGTACTTGTCAATCTTTTTCCTAAATATTTCATTTGTGAGACCGCTCTGTGATTCCGCGGGTGGTATAACATTGCCATTGGCATCAACGCCGCCATCCCCAAACGCCATTCCGACGATCTTCGGCAGCACAATTTCACCGGCCCGCGCCTTAACCAGTTTGATCCTCGCCGCCTTTGTGATAATCACATTATTATTTACACTCACTTTATATCCTCCTCTCTGTAGACCGAGTTCAAGCGCCTCAATCCATCTAATCCAACGGTTCCGTCCAAAAACCAGTAATCCGCTGTCTTTGTCGTAACGGTAACTTTAACATGTTCCACAGCTGACATGATCCGCGCATGGATGCACATTGCAGTCTTGCCGCTTTCTACTGTCCTGACGCCGATCCTGTTCTGCATTCCTGTCCGTAAAGACTCTTCCATAAACGACTTTACTGCACCTGTCTTGACCGTAGCGAGCTTTATCGCCTCTTCCGGTAAAAGAATACGGATATGAGATTTCAAAGCAAGCCTGAGACCGTAACGACGTTTCTCATATAAGATAACGTTTCCATCAAGGAGCCATCCTCCGTCAAAGACGCGGCATCCCCAAAACGGCATCATGATTGCAAACCGAATCCTGCGTAGGGTGATCTGCTCCAGCTTGCTATTGTCAGATACAATCTCTATCCTATCGTTAAGCTTATAAGTCGTATGCGACTGCTTGATGCGGTCAAGCGTATCATGCACCCGCTTTGTATTAAGTGTCCCTTCGCCGATAAAGTACACCTTAAAAATATTGGGATGATCCGGCACAAAGCCATAAGCCCCCAGATCGGCTGCATCCGCGATATGTACCTCAAATCCTGTCGCATTCCGCAGATACAGTTCCATGCGGTACGGTGTCATCGGTGCTCTGTAATCGCGCTTCTGGTAGATCAGGCGGCGCCGCTCCTCATAGCTAAGATTTTCGCGTACCGGAAGCCCCCATTTAATTTCGTGATACATCAGCCCCCATGTCGCCGTTTCCGGAAACATCTGCGCCGGCAGGCTCTCAATGATCTCACGTGCAGTATCATATTCCAGTCCCATGACCTGATACAGCCATTTCCCGACGTAGGACCGGTCGTAAAATCCATCCGATACATAACTGAGCATCCGCAGGGCGCCCGGACTTGTAGGGAATTTCTCAAGATCGAAAGTTTCACTCATACGACCTCCTCCTCATAAAAATCAAGAGTACCTGTCTCCGGGTACTCTTCTTTTTCCAGCACGATATTCTCCATACTGCCATTGATCGTAAAGGCAGCAAAGTCCTCTACTCCGGTGATTGACGTAATAAGCGGTCGGATATCATTATACCGCAGAATACTTTCTTCTTTTGCTTTCGTGTATACCGCTTTGACAGCTTCCGCGAAATCCTTCTTGACCTGCTCAATATCCGTCGTGGCATCAAACTGCAGACCGGTGATCGTATAATTGATTGGTACAGTCGTTGCCGCCACGCAGGTCAGCTCCGCGCATGCGGTCGGCAGAAGTCTCGCTGATCTGTCGTCCGGAGAAACGATATAACGGTATACTGTATCGAGCAGGTCATCGTCTGCAGGCTGTCCGTTTGCATCAACCAAAATCAGTTTGACGGTTCCCGGTCCGTTCCACGCTGCAGAAACAATACAGTCCCCGGCGCCGGCCGCCTTCGCCCACCGCACATAATCCGTATCATTGCCAAGGAACGTCATGCTGTTGTCATATTCCGCTGCAATCCGATCATAAAAAGCATCATTGCTCTCCCGCTCCGTCCCTCCGGTAGTGGGACTCTGATTTATAATTGATGATATCGTTTTATTGGGCTTGGCCATCAGGATAATTGTGCCCGCTGCGACATTGGATCCGGTTCCGGCTGTCGCCGCACGGATATCAACCAGTACAGTCTTATCTTCACCAATCACAGCATCCTGTGTTGTGGCAAACTCAAGCGCCGGTCCATCCTCCGTTGCCGGCGTGCAGAATACCGTGCCTTTTTTGATCTCTGCGCCTGCCGTCCCGGTAATGAGCACCTTACCCGTTGCATACGTTGCCTGATGCCGCTCAAGATGTACCTGCCTCCCGTGCAGATCAAGCCAGTCATCCCACGCATATTGCGGGAATGCAATCATGATCGCACGCATCAGATGATAATTGATCAGTTCATCCTTTTCCAATGCCGCAGGCATGGTAAAATCATACGGAAACCCGCCCGGCATATCGTCAATGTCGTCCGGCAGGGCATTCATCATTCGCTGATGGATCTCCTCTGCAGTATTATGCTGCATAAAATCCGGCGCCATAAATTCCGGCTGCATCTCTCTTCCTCCTCTCCAACCTAAATAGATATGGTAAACGGCTCATCCCAGCCGATGCCTTTGACTGTAAATGTGCATTTCATGCTGTCGCCATTCCATGTAAAGTTAAAGTCCCGGACATATTCTGTTCTGGGATCTACCATAAGTGCTTCTGTAATGGTCCTCTGCACCATGGATTCCACGGTTTTCTCATCGTCCTCCATCATTGCCCGTTCCATTTCTGCGCCAATCGAATTCGGATATGCAAGGCACCGGTACCGCTCTGTCTGGGATGCCTTATAGCATCCTGTTGCAAACGCCTCGCGGCCGTCACATTCTACCATCCTGTTCGCGCCGTCACGGACGAAATCTCCCTTTTGGGAATCCCATTTGACGCTTCGCTTATATCTCCTGTCATAATCCTGATCTTCCTGTGCTAATTCCGGCAGCGATACGACCTGAAATAATGCATCCGACATAGCCTCTCCTCCCTACGACCTCATGACCAAGTCGATCACAACCGCTTCATTCTGTACCCACGCTACAAGTACCCTGTCCCCCGGCATGAGACTACGCATCCGTTCCGGTATCTTTACGTTGTGGCTGTGGCTTCCACCGTCATGAGTATGCGTACCATCTCCTGTCTCATGTCCATCATGCCCGCCGTCGATATGCTCATGCGTTCCATCCTCGTCCGTGGTTGTCAAAAGTTCTCCACGCGCTCCAAGCGCGAGCTGGCGGCAGATCGTATAATCCCCTTTCGGGATCGGTACCGGGAACGTATTGGTCAGAAGACTTCCATTCCCCTGTATTTCGCCAAAGTCCAACACATCCGGGGATTTATTTTGTGCTCTCATTCTATTGCTTAATACATTTGCAAGCTGGTTTATTCCATTTCTATCCTTATCCATGATTTCACTCCTTAGCCTTCCATCAGTTCAAGCGACATCGTCATACTGTAAGTATCCGCGTCGTGCCGGATCCCTTTAACATAATAGTATCCGGGCAGGCTGCCGGATGAGACATACACCAGATCGCCCTTGCGGATAAACGGGACGTCCGGGCTTTCGACAGACATTTCTTTTACAATTTTTCCATCATCTGCAAGGATCTCCTGTGCTGCCGACTTTGCATCGGCAATCGTCTCATCCGTACCCCTGATATAGATCCGCTGGCGGATTCCATACTCCGTACTGCCATCCAGTACCGCTTCCACCGATCTTTTCTCATCATCATCGGCCTGCCCGATCACCTTCACCCGCGTGATCAGATTTTCCGTGCTTACAGATTCGCTCAGCATCTTTGCATTATCAGCGCCAAAAACATAAATTGGGGTATTACTCCCGCGGGAAAGGATATTTACCAGTCCTTTTGCAACTCGGATAATATGCTTCCCACTCCCTTTCTTCTCCGCATCATCAAGCAGATTTATCAATATATCCGATAAGTAATCATTCCGGTATACCAGCTTTCCGTGTGCTACGTCCGGACCTTTATATTCTCCTATTGGGATTCCCCAATCATTCATAAGGCTTTCAATCGCCGACCGTGTTCCCGTACCGGATGGATAATAGCGGTTGTCCTGGCTCTTCTGCAGCTTATACAGATCATCATACCCCGTACATCTTAATGTATCGCCGCTGCTGTTCTGGATTGTGTTCCACGTCTCCACATATCCTCTCGTTATTTCTTCATCCTGAGGGCCGCCGTCAGAGGCAAAAATGCCGATCAGACATCCCGGTTTGATGATGCCCGCAAGATACCCTTTTGATGTCTCATCGTTCCGTACCGTAAAGGAAAAGCGCACAGAAATCTCGTTTTCGTTCTCTTCCCAGCCCAGATTCTCAATAAAATCCTTAATATTGTACTGATTCCCGGATTCATCCATCACCGCCACCCGGTATCGGATCTTTGAAAGATCGATCATTCCGCACCCCCTATTAAACAAGCGTCAATACCTCTCCGGGAAATATCCAGTGCCCCCTGTCGCTTCCTGACATTCCGCGCCGCCGCGCTGTTGCTTCGATAGTCTCCGCATTGGCATCATACAGCTTTGTCCAGTTTGCAAATCCACCACAGTGTTTCGCTGCAATCTTACCAAGCGTATCTCCGCTAACAACTGTATAAGTCCCGCCAGACTGGATCGATGACAGATCATTACGCTCCCGCGTCTTTTTTAATCCTGTGATGCCAAGCTCGGTTGTTGTGTAAATCTCAAGTGCCTTTTTCTCGATAAAGGTAATATCATACTTAATGTTCCCGTATGCACCGTACGCAACCGGCCGGAATGAGGAGATGACCACATCAAGATTGATCCAGCTCTCCGTAACGATCAAATTTAGCACTGTCTCGTCCCTGATATACCCGTTGATGATATTGACACACTCGACCGGCTCCATCCAGTATTTGCTCTTAACGATTGCCTCGTTTCGCTTGGAGCGGCCAAAGAACTCACCGCTCCATGATATTTCCATTGCACCTGTACCCCGCTGCACTTTAACGGTACCTTGGGATATGATATCAAAGCTCTGCATCTTTGCATCTTTCCTGCCTGATATTTTTTCCGGCAGGGAGGGAAACGTGAACCGGATTCCGCTCCCCGCCGGGATCAATTTTATATCCATCTCACGCCCTCCTTGCTTTTAATGGCATATTGGAGAATACCTCTTTAAGATTGACAGCGATCTCACCGCCCAGCTCGTCAGCCATTTCCTTCATATGCCGCCTGATCACCTGCATAATATCCTCTTCGCTCTGACCGTCTGCACTATTGATGATAAACTGCGGTGTCATGTCTACACTGACCTGTACCGGCGGAGTGCCAGTGTCGCTGCCTGCTCTTTCAGCTGTTACATTCCCATATACAGGTACTGCTTCCCCGCTGTCAGCATCTGCAGATACCCCCAGCGCGGCACCTGCCTGCTCATACAGCTCCAACGCCCGCGAGCGTCTGCTCGGATTCGTCGGAATAACAAACTCACCGTATCCTTCCTCTGCCAGCCATGACAGCTCTGGACTGCTTACATACCCGCCGGCAGCATGACCGGTATAACTCTGCTGTGATACCGGAAACAGTGTCTGCGGATTTTGTGACTCCGTTATAAAAGACGGTGTTGCACCGGTACCGACAAAATAATCCGGCACGATATTGACCTTCGCGCGCACATCAAAATCAGAAGCAAAAACATTCTCCAGTGTTTCTTCCGCCGTGGTCCGTATGGAGTCCTCACTTGCGCTGATTCCTCCAATCAGACCGTCCACAAATTCATTCCCATACCTTCCGCCGATCGGAGTCAGCATCGCTGCATTCTCCACAAGCTCATCAATATCAAACTGATCTTTCAGGTCTTTGTGCATACTGTTCGCAAGCCTGTCCGGCGTAGATGCCGCAACCGTTTTTAATAGCTCAACAAGATTCTGCTGTATCTCTGGTGCAAGACCATCCAAGTCAAACCACTTCACAACATCTTCTTCGGTCCATAGTGATACATCCGGCTTGATCGCAACCGCACGTTCCATTGCTTCGGTAAGCCGTTCCACGATCGTTCCATCCAGATCAGGGAGAATCTCATCAAGCCCCTGATCCTTATAAGCATCCGCGATCGTCTCCAATCCAAAGGACTGTATCCTGTCATGCGCAGCTTTGATCTGCTCTTCATATGCCGCTATGGTTTCATTTACCATTGTCTGATATTCTTCCTGTGTAGCAATATCACCGTTAGCATATGCCATGTTCAGATTTGTAAGAGAACCTGTAAGTGCCTGATATGCGCTGTCCTCCATACTCTGTCCATACGCCTGCATCTCTTCCATCATTTGCGTAAATGATTCCGGAGTCAGCGCCGAACCGCCATATTTAACCTGCAGCGCCTGCATCTGGGCGTCTTCCCTTGCATTCGAAAGCTTATCCGTAATCTCTGTGATCTGCCCCTGCAGATTGGTGATCTCTTTGGATTCATCCAGTGTAATGACGCCGTCACTTAATGCGATCTCTACCGTATCTGTCAGCTGGGTACCGATATCCTGTATCTTCTGCTGTAAGTCCATATAATAGGAGTCCAGCCAGTCCGTGCTTAACTCCTCTGTTTCCGGCCCAACGCCAAATGCAACCGCACTCATCCCTTCCTGTCCGCGCAGTTCTGCCCTGTCCGGCGTCCGCCTTTTCCCGCCGGTAAGCAGGTCAAAGCCGAGCGTCGCTTCATAATGGCTGTTTTCAACATACTGCTGCGCGGCGCCGATAAACTGATCGATGGATGCCTTGTACCCGTTCCTATCCGTCTCGGACAGGTCCATTCCAAGGGATACAAGCCAGTTCTCCTTTTTCAGCCCGGTCATGGCACCCTGTAATGATGCCAACGTGCTTTCCGTGTCCGATACCGCGGCATTAAAGGCGTCAAATTCCTCCTTCATACCAGCAAACGTGATCTCCTCGGAAATCTTTTTAATTTCCGTCAGGGACAGCTTAATGTCGCCAAATGCATCTTTCATCACATCAGCACAGGACTCCCGGAACATCTTTGCAAATTCCTCCGCGGACATTTCCGTATCCTCAAGAGCCGCATTCAGCTCCTCATTTGCAAAGGTCACATCATCAATCGCAATTCCGGTTTCCTCATAAACCTTCTGTATCTTTGCTGCCTTCTTTTCTATCTCCTCCATTTCCTTCTGATAATCCTTTTTGACACTGTTACCCTTAAACCATCCAAGGAGTCCGCCAAGCCCGCCGCCGATCAGGGTTCCGAGTCCAGGCAGGATCATAGATCCGATCATGGCGCCGGTTGCAACGCCGCCCATCTTCCATGCCGCGGATTCGCCATATGCATTTGACTCTTTCGCGTCGTCGGACTTAAATGCATGATACAGGTCCATAACG